AAAGGTAAATGTAAGTTCAACATGGAACCTGTCCATTGTACTCTTGTCATTTACTATATAGTCGACATTTTCTTGAAAAGTAGCCATTTATTAAACCTCTAATTATTTATATAAAGCAAAAGACATCCTTCCGGATGCCTTTTGTATTTTCTTTTTGAATCTATTATTCTTCGATAACAGAAACACCAGACTGACGGTTGACGATAATCTTGATGTCGATGAATTCGATTGCGCTTGTCGGCTGAATCTGAATTGCAACGTTCATGATTGTCGGATCGTCCTGGTCAGCAGTAACGCTCAAGTCGAAGTCATAGATACCTTCAGCAGCCTTGACTCTTTCGAGGAAGCTACGAATATCATTTCTTGCGGAGCTACGAGTGTTAACGCTGTTCTGCATGAAGAGGTACGGAGTCATCTTGTTTTCAAGAATCTTCTCGATATAGTTCAAGCAACGACGGACGTTGATACGGTTAAGCAGGCTGTTCTTCTTGAGAGCCGTCTTCTGGCCCCAGAGAACCACGCCGTAACCGCCACAGTCGCGGGTCGTGTTAACGTTATTGTCATAGAGCTGACCGATTTCGTCATCGGTAAGGCGGAGCAACTGGCCGTTGGTGTAGTTAATCGTACCGCGTTCGACACCTGCCGGAGCCATCCACGGATAGAAGTAATTATCACAGTAAGCCATAGAGCAAGCACCAGCAACAGACTTCGGCAAGTAAATCCATGCAGCGAGGTCAGAGTTGTAATACTTGTCGTAACCACCGTATTCAGCTACGTAATCACCCTTGTTGAAGGAGAAGTTCTTGGATTCCGAAAGCATCTGCTTAGCAGTCTTTGCAGCTTTGGAAGTAACCTGAACAACACCAATATCCTGGGTACGAGATGCAGCAATCTGAGCAATCTTACGCTGGAGAGCGTTATACTTCTGACGACCGTTGAACGTATCAACCGCGTCGACGTTGAAGAGAATGTCAAACTTAGCACGCTGTCTGTCGTTATAGAAGTTAAGAGCAGCAGCCTTTTCAGAAATCGTATTCTTGGTAGAATTCTTACCACCGGTGAGGTTGTAAATTGCGAAAGTCTGGTTCGGCTGGACAAATTCACCCTTCTTGTTAGCAGCAGTAGCAGCAGAAGAACGAGAAACATAGATGTAGTCAGAATGACCGTTGATTACAACCGGAGCGTAAAGGCTATTACCTTCACCGTCCTTTGCATACGGGTCAGTAGAAACCCACCAAGATTCTGCAGGATCCTTCAAGAGAGCGTCCATACCTGTACCCCAAGCGGCTTCAGCTGTCTGGGTCTTAGTCTTGACGTAGACATTGATACGGAAAACCTTCTTCCAGATAAGGTTGAGCGGGTTTTCATAGTACGGAGAAGTGTCCTTCTTAATCTGGTCTTCATCGTCATACTTATCCTTCCACTGGAAGGCATTCTGATGATGGAGAGCCGGAATGTCAGCACATTCAGTCGTAATAATGGAAACACCGATGTCGTTACCGTATTCACCAGGACCGATAGAAGCGATAACAAGCTGGTCATCAAATACAGACTTATAACGTTCAATATCACCGATACCCGGTTCGTCTTCAGCGTCGGTCTTGACGGTATAGCCGTCTGCGTAAGTCTTATCGACAGAATTGACCAAGTAAGAGGTCGGATATGCAACAATATTATTCAAATTAACACGTTCGCCGTCACTCTTATCAACGAAATGGCCGGCCTGAATCGGTAACTTAACAAGGTCGGTATTATCTGCGAGATAAACGCTTTCCTTGGTAAGAACGTTAGTACCCTTTTCAGAATAGAGCCAGAAGAGATACTTTTCTACATGGTTGCTGAAATCCTGAGTGTTCTTTTCGTCATAATATTCCGGTTTTTCTTTAATAATCTTTTCAACGGTAGAATCAGTGAAAACATCGTGATACTTCATGTAGTAGTAATCGTTGATGTCAGAAATATCGTTACAGCCGTAAGCATCCATCATGTCGACGATAACTTCACGCGGAGTACGTTCCTTAATATCATCGTTACCGAGCCAATCTTCTTTCTGAGTCTTGTTGGTATACATTGCAGAAACTGCAGAACAGAATACGAAATCCGTACCAGTCTTGTCGTCAAGGTTCTTCTTACCGACAATCGCATAGTTAGAATCTACGTTAAACCATTCAGTATACTTGATACCGTATGCCTGTGCACAAGTTTCATTAAAACGAGCACTATCGACATAGTAAGTCTTCTTAATATCCGGCTGATCCCAGTCCATGATTTCCATGCGCTGAGCTTCAAGAATACCGTAATTGTCTTCATATGGCTTAGCGGTCTTAAAATCATAATCACCAAGGAAATACTGATTATCGAAAATATCTTCAAACTTAACACCGGAAACTTCCCAACCACTGATTGCGGAATATGCAGAAGTATCGCTGAAGAATGTAATCTTGTTGCGTTCCTTATCGAGCGTTGCAGATGCCGGAACATCGATACTGACTACGTTATAAAGCGAACCCTTCTTAGAAATACTAACGCTTCCCGGATCTGCAGAAGAATTCCAACCAGAAACCGTAAAATTAAGCTTAGTGTCAAGCTGTGCATTCTCGCCTTCGCTATCGACACTAGTCGGATAAATAACACGATAACCACTTTCAGTAATTGTGCCTTCCCAAGTGTCCGGGTCAGACATGCCCTTGAAAACGATAAGGTCTTCAGTTTCTTTCTTAAAGTCCGTAAATACGTTGTAATATGCTTTTTGCTTGAGAGCAAAACCGAAAATACCACCATCCGGATCTTCGTCGCCACCATCATAAGTCCAGTCACCACCAGAAACCATGGATTCTACAATGGTAGTTGCAGAAAGCGGCTGGAGAAGGACTAGATTATTATCTCCTTCCTTGTCAACATAAGTCATCTTAGCTGTATCAAGTGACTCATTAGTAGCAGTCACCGGAGCGCCACGATAGCTATACTGAATCTGTGCATACTGTTCGTCACCCATTGTTGCACGAACAGCGAAAAGCTGGTTAGAATTAGCGAAGTAATTCTCAGCAGCGAAGTGACCGTAACTCTCAAGAGTTTCCGGCTTACCGAAAATTTCGGTAAATTCGTTATAGTTCTTCGTAACCACACGCTGGTTAACAGGGCCCTTGTTTGATGCCATAACGATTGCACCAATGCCCATTCCCGGATCGGATTCCGCACGGATAGTGTTATCTATCTCGGTAAAACGGATTCCTGGAACTGAATATTTAGCCATAAATTCTCCTAAATAATTTTATAAACTTAAATAAACACAAATAAACGGAATTTCACTCACTCACAAATTTGGATTTATATAAATTATTTATAAAATTTCTAAATGTTTTTATGAAAACTCTAAATATCTGTTCACCATTATAAATAATAAAAAGAAATAATTTAGGAGAAATTATAATGGCGAATCAGCGTTTTGATACTAGTATGTCCGTGTTTGGACATCTTTCTACCCTGCCGGACCTTGCCAAGCAATATCTTTTCCAGACGCGCTTCATTTTCGAAACTCGTTCTGAACTCGCATCAATCCTTGATGCTAACGAATTGATGCTTCGCGCAAGACAGGCTTCTTTACCGGCTAAGTCTTTCAACGAACTTGATACCCAGTACATGGGAACCAAGCTTCTCTATCCTGGCCGTGCAACTGTTTCTGGCGATTTGACCATTCTTTGGGATGAATTCCAGGATTTGACAGTTTCTCAGCAGCTTCACAAGTGGGCAAACTGCTTGATGAACCAAGGTTTTAGCCAGGATATTGGCGGCGGTAGCAACGAAATGACCGGCGGCGCAATCTCTAACTTCGCTTCCGATTACTGCGCTACTATCGAAATTAAGCTCTATGACTCTACGTTGAAGAAGTCTCTTCCGGTTAAATGGTTCCTGTATCGTTGCTGGCCGAAGACTATCTCTGATTTCGGTCTTGACCACAACGCCGATGGTAAGGTTACACGTTCCGCAACATTCTCATACTCTAACTTCGAAATTATCAGAACTGACGAGTAATAATGGATTTTCTTCAATATAAATCTACTGTTGAAAAAATTATTTCCCGTAAGCATACAGATATAAAGCTTGACCTTGACGGGCTTTTCGAGTCGTACATTAACGGTGTCGACCCGAAAAACTATGTCTTGTCCTTGCGTAGTATGAACGAAAGCAGTAATATTGAAAAAATGTTCAACCGCTATCTCAAGTCAGTTGCTAATATCGTTAAGAAATCCGGCTATATCATTAAGAAAATGCCTCGTGAACTTAACGAAGACGTTATTGATATGTACAATGACGGCTATAATAGTACAGAATGTGCAGATTATATTATTGAACAGCTTGACAAAAATACTGTAAAGGTTAGCAAACAGCTCCAAATTGACGATGTTCTTCTCCGTAATAAGTTGCTTTTCATTGTTCATAACATTGACGGTGTTGCACTTAAGGATGTTGAAACTAAGAAAGGTGAAGCATTTGCCATACTTCGTATCAAGCTTTTCGATATGGCCAACGAAATCAATACCGATGTCAAGAGCTACTTAATGCAGCTTGACAAGTATTTTCGTCCATATATCAAACAGAATGTCGACAATGTTAACCGTTTAGCAATTATCGGATATACACTGAATCGTAATTCTGTTTTCTGTACTGTAAAATTAAAAATTGACTTTCTTGAACCAGATGAAACTGGCGTAAGCAAGTTTAGTTCTAAAGAAACGGCAAATAATATTCAACTTTATGCTAATATCTTTAAAACATTTAATGAACAATATAGGAACTTATTATGAAAACTGCCTTTGAAAAATATACAGCAAATGTAATACATTGGCTAAAGAAATATGGCATAGATACAAAGAAGCATATCAATGACATTATGAACCTTATTACTGATTATTTCAGTAATAATGAAACTTCTGTTGCCCCTGATTTTGCCGCGCAATGTATCAAATTCGAAATTAAACGCGGTATCGGTGCGTCTAAATTCCACGGTATTCGTGAATCAGTTGAAACTGATAACGATTTTATCGATACGGTTCTTGATGAAATCTTCGATATGGGTGAAGAATCCGTATATAATTATTACAGAAACCACCGTGACCTTATTAAACAATTTATTGAAGACGGTGCTGACCCAATTGCCGTAGCTAAAGAAATTGTAAATCTTTATGACGCCAACGATGATTATGAAGAAGATCTCGAACAAGCACGTGAAGATTATAACTTTGAATTTGGCCCAGATATTGAAGATGATGAAGAACCAGAACAAGATCCAAATCCGGATGAAGACTTTGTCCGTCTCCGTGAACTACATCATTCTGGAAAAGGTTTGTATGGAAAGCCTACCGGTGCAGACGGTCAGGCAGCTACGCCAAAAGACCCGATTGCATATGCAGTTTCTAAAAACGATATTGAATCTCTTGAAAAATACTACAAATACGGCATTCCTCTTTCTAAGATTACCGGCGATCCTAAAGATACCGAAAAGATTCCTTGGAATGAACAGTATAAGGACGAATTCAACGGCGATAACTATCGTTTAATGACTTGTGACGGACATAATATCACGTCTGCTCTTGACTTCATGTTGATGCATGCACCAGACATTGACGATATGAATGTCATGCCGTTCCCTGTACCTGTATTTGACTTGTATAACCTATTCGTTTCAAAATATGTATCTGATGACTTATTCTATAGTCTGTTAAGAGATTATTGTGCAATAAACGATAACATGGATAGTGAATTAAGCTACTTCGATATGCCACTAAAATCACTAGTCAAATATTGCGAATACATGCATTAAAAATTAAGACCGGTTAAACAACCGGTCTTTTTAATTTAGTCAATTACAATCTGTACATTATCATTGTACTTATTGTATTCGACTTTAATTATCCTTGACATTGATTCAGAGTTATATTCTTCTCCGACACGTACTTGCATATCCGGCGGAAATTTTTTTAACGCATTAATCAAAGCCCTTACTGTGTAGTCCGCAGATTCGCCTAATTCATAATTTTCGTCAAGCAAATCCGCTGCCTGTTCATTAATTGTATACTTCATATTTTCTCCTATAATTAAAATCCTAAGTCTCCACCCTCGTCCGGGTTTTCACCTTCTGCACCGCCTGCAGCAGCTGCGGCTTCGGCTTCTTCATTCATCTGCTTGATTTCCTGTTCAAGCATCTTGTTATTCATAAGAATATCCTGAGTGGACATACCGAGAATCTTTTCCATGAAGTATTGCTTAGAGAACAACGGAGCAAGTTCTTCGCTACCAGGCTTAATATTCGTTGTCGTCGGCAAGAACTGAGAAAGCATAGAAAGAACAGAACCACGTTTTTCAGCGAGCGCAAGATCACGCATACGTTCAAAGTCAGTTGCCGGATGAAGGTCAATATTATAAATTGCCTTGTCAAGGAACTTTTCCTTATATCCGCGAACACGAAGATGAACAAGGAACACCTGCCTAATTACGTCCGCAAAAGCCCTACGAAGACGGCGGCAGCAACGCTGGAATGCGACTTCCTCAAGGTTTGCAGATTCAATACCCTGAGTATAATTTGCGCCGCTAAGTTCATCAGACTTCCAACGATTCTGCGGAATAAACATACCGTCCATAACCATCTTCTGGAACATATAAAGGTCTTGAATCTGACCGTCAAATGTAGATCCAGATGGGAACGTTTCAACAGAAGACTGCTGACCAGAGTCGTCCTTCGAGAAGAAAAAGTCTTCAGTCATAGCCTGAGTATTCTTGACCGCGTTGACCATGCCAGTAGTATTATCGAGAGTCAAATTCTTACGATACTTGTTACGAACTTCCTGGACATAAGCTGCAGCCTTGTCAGGCGGACGACGACCGGTATAAATGTTAAATACACGGTGTTCTGTCGCACGAGTAATACGATAAACTGTCAAAGCGTCTTCAATATTTCTAAGCTGGTTCAACGGACGAATAGAACGTTCCAAGTGTCCGCGAACATCATTACGGTTATTCCAAGTAATCGGATAACGGACATAGGCTATCTGGTTCGGCAAGAAACGACGTATTTCAGTATTCTTGTCCTGTACCTGCGCCTGATTAAGATAGTTTACATTTTCGATAAATCCGTTAATATTATCGGAATCCCTGTCATAAATGACCAACATCGCATAAGGAGCCAATGTATTAATGCCGACCACTTTATCTCCATTGTCATTCAATGCAATTTCCAAAAAGAGTTCGGCATCCTGTAACCACTTATAGAACAAATCCCATATATTTTCTTGTCCAAATACACATTCAACAATATAATCAAATTCCATCTTCAAGGTCGCATATTCAGTCGCAGTAAACTTCTGCTTATATGGGTCCTTGATGTCAAACACTGCAACATTACCAAGAGCGTCAGGGCAAACTGCTTCGTCGGTAATAATATTCAAGCCTTTACCGATAAGCGGGTACATTGCCATGGAACGATACCAGCTAATCTTCTGCCACTTGTTTATATAAATTTGGTCAAAATAAATCTGGGTTGTGTCTCGCGGATTAGCGGGGTCATCAAATGTATTCCCGTATGCGTTTGACAAAGCAGACCAGTCAATGGTGTCTTCGATTTTACCGTATGAGTTACGAGCTGCCTCTCTTGCACGGACTTCACTATGTTCCGGCGAGGTTTTTAAGAAGCTGCTACTAAATGGATTAAGAAAATTTAAATTCACGTTTATACCTTAACTGTTTTGTATTATTTATAATATCCTCCATTTGATTATGTCATTTTCTTTGCATCTATTCCAAATACTATAAATAATATAAAAATTGAAGGTTATAGATGCTTAATTACTTGAACGTTACATATAATCAGCTTGTACAGCAATTTCAAGCAAGGTTAAAATCAGATCCTCGCTTTAAAAACATAACCTCGGCGACGATTTTCGGCATGTTCACTGAAATGCTTGCCGCCGTTACCGACATGACTAACTTTTATATCCAACGTACTGCTGAAGAAGGTTTTATTTCGACTGCAAAGCTCGATTCCAGTATAATCAAGCACTGTAAAAACCTTGGATATAATCCAAGACGTCCTATCCCGGCACGTTGTGACCTCATTATCCGTATCAAAGGTCCCCTTCCGAAAACTTTGACTTCAGGTACAGAAATTTTCTTCAACAAAGAAACTACGAAACTTACTTTCAACGGTAATCCGTATATTCTTGACAGCGGCTATAGCTACATATTCACTGACGAAGATATTGCAAACGGCGAATCTTCAGACTGGTATAAAGACCTTACATTTGCCGTTCCGCAAGAACACGCCGAATACATTCCGCTTATCGGCATGAACCTTTATAATACGAATAATATTACTCCGATTAAATGTTTCCAGGCTGAGCAAAAGATTGTAGAATTTCTCGGTACCGCCAATATGAAGAAACTCGGCGAACCGTGTCAGTTCTATGATATTGACGATATTTCGTTCTCTAACTGGTACGGTAAACGTGATCCGTATGCTTTCGCTGAAAATGTTTATTTACCAGAAATAAGTTGGTGTCAAGTCGGTATCGGTGCAGATGAAATCGACGCATTCAATAAAGAAAATCTTTATACCATTGAAACCCAGTCAATCTATCTTAATGAAGATATTGTAAACCTGGCTGGCAGACTTCCGGCTAACGGCCCGCTTCCTGTATGCCTGATAGATACTAATCCAGATAAAACTGTTCGTGTCACGTTCAGTTCTGAACCGAATATTGCAAAAATCGGCTTAAAGACTGATAAAGATAACCTTTATGTCAAATATCTTTCTACAAAGGGTAAAGAAGCCAATACGGTCGGCGTAAACGGTTCTGTAATGACTCATAACAACCAGATAAATGCTTCTGTCAACGGAAGTATTGTCTCATTGACCAACAATATTCAATTTATTATAAATTCAGATATTTATGGTGGTGACGACTTCGAAAGTCAGGCAAGCATGAAGATTAATGCTCCGGCATATTTCTCATCTCGCGGTAAACTTATTACTCGTGACGACTATATGTCTTATTTCCGTGCCTTGACGAGTCCAATTTCTGTACAGACTGCAATGGTATTCGGTCAGCATGATATTGAAGATACTCTTGGAATTAAACACCCGCTTTGCCAGAATAATATTATCTATTGTTTGGCTGGCCACGTATATCTCAAGAATACTAACGGTAACTGGGATATTCGAAATGTATTGACAGAAACTAATTTTGAAGCAGTCGATGCTTTCTCGCTTTATGGCGACAAATATCTCGAGCATCTTCCTGACTACATCAAATTCTTGTTCTCTTACGATAGTTTCTATAATACTCAATATACCAATACCGCTGATGACCAGTGGTTGAGAAATATTCAATTAATAAACAAGAATTGCCAGTTTAATTCTGAAATTAACTCTGTCATTTTCTCGCTTCCGCCATATATCCAATACTTCGATGCAGTCGGTACAGTTTATGTCAAGCCGTTAACTGATATTGAAGCCTATATGACTGAAATGAAGAACAAGGTATATGAATATCTTGATTCTCGTATCGCTACTCATAGAAAAATTTATAAATCTGAAATCATTAAGCTGTATAACGAACATCCTGCTACGGTTTCCACTGACATTGACTTCAAAATTTCTTCTATTGTCAAGTCAATGGATAGCAAATATTACTGGAATGCTTCACGTACGCCGAATTATGAATTCATTCAGGATAAATCGCTCGATACGTATACGAGTGCAATTAACCAATTTACTGAAGAACCTGGCGGACTTACTAAAGATGAACAATTTATAGACAAATATGGTCTTGGCTGGTGGAATAAGTTGAAAATTCCTAATACAGATGCCTACGGCAATAAGCTTAATCTAAAAATGTTCGAAAATAGAACTATCGAACTTGATATGACTTATTATTGGGAAGGGTTTAAAAATACTGGATTCCAAGTCGAAACTAGACATTATAGTTTCTCTGCTGAAGTTTCTGCTGACAATAATTTCATTGTTCTTACGCCGCGTTCAGTACAGGCACAAGGCGAAGACGGTCATATCAGATATAAGAATGCTTCTGTAATTAACGGTGTCAAAGTTATCGACGGTATTAGTGAATTCGTATTTACCATACCGGACGAAAACTCTTATTATAGTACATCTGATTTTTCTGAATATAAAACGGAAGAATACGGCTTAAGTACATATGATATTCGTAAGATTCAGGCATTCATCAAAAACTGGCTTGAAAAAGACCTCTATACGACTAATTCTGCCCAGCGTGCTATAAATCTTCCATATACGGTCACTACATATACTACTGATACACGTGATGAAAGTATCATGCGTAAAGGTAACATTATAATGGATGAAAATAAAACGCTTTCTGAAAATTCTTTCTGGAATTATGTCGTGCCTTATATTATCAAGACATATTATCCTGCAATTACAGATACTACTGACATTATGGGCGATGCATGGAGTCATGCAACGAACCTTATTATGGACATATATCCAAAGATTAAACCTGGTATCTGTGACTCGATATTAGATAATAACAATAATATCACCAATTTCAGTACGCAAATGGAAAGAGCATGTCTCAGAAATATCATTAATGTACAATATTATCAGGAATAATTAAAATTAATTATAATTAAAAATCCCGTAGTTTTCTACGGGATTTATTTTTTACTATTTTATTTTTATGATACAAAACCGTTATCGACCCACCATCCAATCGGATTACTTTCTGTTACCGGAATATCCAATGCTTGAGGCGTCATCGTTAATTTTAACGGTATTTCATTATCGCGCAAATATTCTTTAAATTGTGGATTACCTGTTGTAGTATAATCCGTATTACGATATACATATAATCCCATGGTAGAATTAGATTCATCGTTTCTTATAGTAACAGAAATCTTAGGTACTTTCTGTGAACTATTGGCTACATACGGTTCCCAAATAAATGCACATAAACCAAAACTATGAACATAAAGATTTATTTCGAGTTCATCCAAGCCAAATGTTTGTGGAACTAGACTTCTTAATGCGATAGTATCATCATCTCTACGTAAAGCGCTATCTGTCCCGCCGTTACCATTATTATTTGTACGGCTAGTAAATGTCGTCAATGCCGTAAAGTCGCTTGCATCAACCAAGACATCAGTATATGTCGCATCAGACGGTTTATAACAATAATAAAAACCATTAGTATAATTTGGTGCACCCGTATTTGAATAAATAATCGGTGGTGCATTTTGGAAAATATTTTTAAGCCAGGTCTTAACATTTTCTGGGCCGTTAAATCTCTTAACACCAACTTGCCAATCTGTTTTACTGCTACCCCAAACAAATATATCAGCACATGCCTTTACATAATTACCATTAACTACAGTATCATATTGCTGAATTTTTTCAGCATTAAGTACGCTTTCCGTAGATCCGTTAACAAGTCTGATACTATCCGGTGTAATAATATTTTTTGCCAAGGTTCCATACTGGTCGACAAGTTCAATACGGGAGTCATTAGCTACAACTGGAGTATTGGTTGCATCCATACTCATATTAATCAAAGTATAATACTTATGATTATTACTATTAACAAAAAATTCAGAATGTCCTGCCTGAATATTTACATATTCATTTTTAGTATAAGTTGACAAAAGTTCACTATATAATGTAAAAATACCATTATTACTTTCATTATACTTTAATGAATGTCTTGTCGTATCTGTAGAATTTGGTATATTTTGCATCCACAGATCTGTATAATTACCCATAGACCTTATACCAGCAGTTTGTGCGTTACTACTTTCAAGATCGGTTGTTAATGTTATATCTCTTACTTTAATTTGGTCGATATGTGCACGATTGGCCCTTAATATCTGTGATGTGCCTAATTCAATACCTTTAGTACCACCAAGCGTAATAGAAACATCGCCTTTCGGTGTATAAAGTTTCAGCTCACCAGCATCTGGATAAAGTTCAAATGCATTGTGACGGTGTAAAATATCAGAACCATTACCGTAAACCCATGCTGCATCAGTCATGGCGTTAAATTTACCCATGAGAAGCATATCAGGATTACCAAAACTCTTTAATCCAGTACCGCCGAAATAAATACAGTTCGACGCACCGTCAATATAATTTTCTTGTCCGCCAATTACAATATTTCTTTGCGTATTTTCGTCAGTGAAGATATTAAAATCAGAACCAAAAACAATATTAGTATTTGCACCACTTGTAAAAAGATTCTTGTCGGAGCCAATCATTAAGTTGCAATTAGAATTATCAAACAAAAAATTTCCGTTAGAACGAATAAACGTATTATTCGTATTACCGTTCATATAGTTTTCATCTGAATCTATTACAACATTATAACCGTAATTTACAGCATCGTCTTCATCATATCCGTATTCATCTAATCCTGCAGGATTCAATGTAACATTTCGCTGTGAGAAAATAAATTTATCAAGATTATTCGAATCAAGAATCTTATTTTCAATACCGAAAATATCAACTGCATATGTATCATATTCAGGTACTGCACACTGTCTAAATACTGGACCTTCTACACCGGAATAATAAATTGCACTTGTTGCCGTAAAATCCGGAATATTTCCCTGATATTCTGCCGTAAATGCAGTAATTTGTGCATGAGTTTCTAAGTCAGGCGGCATAACAGGGATAACAGAAGGACCCGCACCCATATTAGTATAACCGCTAATTTCATTACCCGAACCGCGGAGCATTATGCCTGCATAATATGCGGAAAGACTTTCATTTGACAAAGAACTCGGTTCTTCCAATGTGGTAAGAACAATCTGTTCTTTATACATCATATTGTCAATAGATACACCGTCTTCTGTTTTCGGAATGTTGACTTTCTTATTGACAATATGCATCTGTGCTGCGGCATTCCACTGGTTTTCAACTTCTGTCGCATTATACGGATCAGCAATCATCAATGTACGAGATGTAGCCATGCTTCCATTTCCGCCTACATATAAATCAACATCAGGGTTCGATTCAAGATTAGCATTCAATGCAGCCAAAGTCTGTGACGGTTGATTCGTATCAACAATATGAATATCTTCCATAGTCTTGAGTCCGTCATTTACGATAGACATCTT